TACTGCCTTCTTGAACCTAGCATCAGATGTCGATTTAGAGTTAGATGATTATGTTGCGACTGCTGGTGGGGTATTCACAGCCAACCCAACAGTTCCAACTGGAATCATCTTTGAAGGTGCGACAGCAGATGCCTTTGAGACCACGCTTTCAGTAACAGACCCAACAGCAGATAGAACTATCATCTTGCCAAATAGTTCAGGCACAGTTGCTCTTACTTCAGATATTGTCCCTTCTCTGACAAATGAGAATCACGCTAGGGCAACTGTATTTATGCTTGGTGGTATGTAATGGCATTCACCTATGTAGACCCCACATCAGGGACTCGCGACCAAATTCGCTTTCTGATACAAGATACTGATACAACCGACCAGCACTTACAGGATGCAGAAATCAACTACCTCTACACAACTTGGGGTAATGTCTATGCGGCAGCAGCGTATGCAGCAGAAGCGATTGCGGCTCAGTATTCACACAAAACAAACTATTCAAGAAGTATCGGCGACCTTTCAATCTCCGAGTCTTACGCTACCTCGGCAGCAGAGTTCCGCGAACTGGCAAAATCACTTAGGGCGCAGGAGTTGGATTTGTTTCCTCCTTCAGTTAAGATTAACGCTTCAGCGATTATGGCTACTGCCGATAAATTAGTGACAACCTATAAAACTGATTTCTATACAGGAATGCACGACTACACAGTATAAACTGGGGGGACTATGCCTTATGTTTCAGGACAACCCAACCATTGGTTAGATGATATGACCGACACTATTGTCGTGTACAAAAAAGGAAATCTAAACAACTACGGCTCTCGGTCTATATCTGCAACCCCAACTTCCTTTTCTTGTCGCGTCATATCTGATGTGAAAAACTCCCGAGATGACCAAGGTAACGAAATCGTTGAAGGCGGCACTTTGTACATACTTTCAGATGCGGATATTGAAGTTGGAGATAGATTAGACCTTCCCGGAAGTAACGCAGACCCAAGAATTATTGCGGTAGACAAAGTCATTTACAACGCCAATGGAACCGCGACGGTTCATCATACTAAGGTAAGGTTCGGGTCACTCGGTGGGTAAATTTGAAGCGTCATTGAATCGTAAGGAAATTACTCGGCTACTTAGTGTCGGTGGTCCAAAAGCGATGATGACTGCTGGGCAAGTGTTATACAAAGAGGGCGCAAAGATATTTGAAGAAAGCCAAGATGAAGTACCAGTAGATACAAATGCTCTTAGAACTTCAGGTCAATTAGGGCTTCCTCACTTAGAGGGGCAGTCCGTTGTTGTTGAAATATCCTACGGCGGGGCAGCAGTAGATTACGCGATGATAGTTCACGAAGATTTAGAAATGTCCCATAGACCAGGAAAGAAAGCCAAGTACCTAGAAGACCCTGCCAGAAGGGCTCTAGTAGGTATGGAAGACCGTATACTGGAGAAGATAAGAAAGGCTATGGGTATATAAATGGCTAGTGTCTTAGAGGCTCTGGGGGCTTATATTGACTCCAATAGAGGCGACCTTACAATCGGAACTAATTTATTTCTATCCAAGATGCCTGATACTCCTGATGTGTGCGTATGTATCTATGAAACTCAAGGCAGCGCACCAGTAATGACCTTCGGCTCAACTGCAATTCAGTTGGATAAACCAAATGTGCAGATATCTGTGCGAGCAGCAAGAGATGATTATGCGGCGGCAAGGGATATGGCTCAGGCTCTCCGTACTCTAGTTTCAGGAATAGTTGATGTTACTTCTTCAGGTGTTCTAATCGTGAGGGCTGAACCAACTGGAAGTTTTTATCCCCTTGGTGTGGACCAACTTGAAAGACCACGCGTCGTGTTCAACGCGGATTGTCATATTGGGGTGTAGAGTTGGACACGCAAGAACCTAAACGAGACATTTACGGAAAGGGAGCAGGTCGTGACGAAGCCCCAAGATGCTGGAGATGTAACAGAATCCTCGCAGAATATCTCACTCGTCCGTGGAAACTCAACTGTGGAAGGTGCAAAGCCACCAATCAGCAAGTCTCTTGATTTTGAAGAAGCATTAGATAGTTTCATACCACTCAAAAAATCAAATGGTATGACCTGCTCTGTGAAAAGAGTCCTTGACCAACTAGGTGATTCAGCAAAAGAAAAACTAATCAAGTTGATGGAAACCCCCGAAGCCTTATCTTTAGACATTACGGCACTATTAAAAAATCACGGATATCAAGTAAGTGCCGAGGTAATGCGTAGGCATAGACGGAGAGCAAAAGGCGGAGGCTGCTCTTGTCCATAGACTTTGAAGACGATATGGATAAACTACTTCAAACTTCAAACAATCCAGCAAGCGAACCCACACTCAAAAAAATCGGTGCAGAATGGCAAGCAGGAGTTGTGTGGAACGGCAACGAAGGAACTATTACAACTACAACCCTGCCTTCAGATGAAGCGCCAAACTGGGATGCAATTTTGCGTATCTGGGGACTTGACCCAACTAAATTTCAAGTAGTTGAGCCAGTTCTATTCAACGTGTGGGGTAATCCAGATGCCGTACTGAATCGTCAATGGAAAGGCAAAGTTGTCCAGATTGCGGATGATACAAAGAGAGAAGATTTAGACGAATTAGAGCGTGAAATCAAGAAATATAAACCTAACCTGAAAACTAATTTTGTAGGGCAAGGCGTAATGGTTGTAGTTCTGTCGGACTGGCAGATTGGTAAGGCAGACGGAGACGGATTGAAAGGAACTGTTGAGCGAATACTAAACGGTATAGATAAGGTTGAGGTTAGAATCAAAGAACTGGAAAAACTCAAAAGACCCATAGGCAAGTTGATGGTGTTGTGGACTGGTGATTCTATTGAAGGATGTGTGGGTCATTATGCTCAACAAACCTTTTCGGTTGAACTGGATAGGCGCGACCAAGTAAAAGTGGCTAGAAGATTACTTCGGGATGCCTTGATGCGCTGGAGCAAACACTTTACGGAAGTTCAGGTTCTAGCAGTTGGAGGAAATCACGGCGAAAATAGAAATAGTGGTGGCAAGTCTTATACATCCCTAAATGACAATGATGACGTAGCCATAGTTGAGCAAGTGGCTGAAATCCTTGAAGCAAATCCAGAAGCATTTGGTCACATACAATTCGCTATACCGAAAGATAAACTAAGCATTACGGCGGATGCTGCTGGTTGGGTTTTAGGAATTACGCACGGACATACTGCCAGAAGAGGCGGAACTGGAACTGAACAGAAACTTCGCAGATGGCTAGAAGGTCAATCGCTTGGACGCCGAAATGTAGGTGGTGCGGATGTTTTGGTGTCTGGTCATTATCATCATTTTCGGGTAGCGGACTGGGGTGGCTGCGTATGGTTACAAGCACCCGCTATGGACGGTGGTAGTGACTGGTGGAAAGAGATGTCTGGTGAAAAATCAGAATCAGGTATTCTCACATTTTGTATGTATCCCGAAATACGCGTAACCGACATCGCTATCTTGAAGTGAGTCCCGTGTTGTTATTAGAACAAATCGTGATAATCTTTATCAACCGAGTCCATAGAGACCCCACTACACGCAGAACCCTTTGAGGTCTAAGGTAGTTGGGTCGGCGTTGCCCAAAGGAGTAACCTTATGACGCAATACAGAGCACTAACTGGTATTGATTACCCACCTGATAAAAGAGTTGAAGCAGGAGATTTGGTTTCCGACCTGCCAGAAAAATCAGCAAAATGGTTATTAGACCAAGGACTAATCGAACTCTCTGATGGAAAAGCCCCTAAAGTAGAGCCAGTAATTGAAATCGAACCAGTTGTTGAAGTTGAACCAGTTGTTGAACCAACGCCTGAAGTAAAATTTGACCCACACGCTACCGATGGGGACAAAGACGGATATGTTCAAGATGGAACAGAATTCCAACGCCCAGTTGAGGAGACCAACTAATGCCTACATTTCGCCACGGTAAAAACACCACAGTACTAAGTGGGGATTTTGACCTTACCACTTACCTAAATAGCGCAAGTGCTTCTTATGCAGTTGATGTTCCTGAAACTACAACTTTCGGCTCATCTGACCGCTCTTATATTGTCGGGCATAACGAAGGTACAATTTCATTTGAGGGTCTATTTGATGGAACTACCTCAAGTGCCGACTCTATCTTTTCTGCTGCGCTAGGTAACACTACCGACAGAGTAGTAACAGTATCAACCGATAGCACTTCCATCGGCGGCAGAACAATCTTGGCGAGTGCTGCTTCAACCTCATATGAAATTAGTAGTCCTTTAACTGACGTTGTTTCTGTATCAGCAGAGGCAATAGCAAATGGAGGATTAGATTCGGGTGTTTGGTTAGTTTGTCAAACTGCCGTATCTGCTACAACCAACACCACAAGTGTTGATAATGCTGCTTCCTCTACTAATGGCGG